GCCCAGTAATACATCATCCCCGTTATGCACAGACCGGCGTACAGCAGTTTCCTTCCCGAGCATCTCTCGCGTATAGATGTAGTTCAGGACGGAATTCACAAATGTCGTAAGTCGCCACCCTGACATCAATGTCCCCTTTGCTTTGTATGTTTCTTTCAACCCCATGTTGTCTGTGACTCTAGTATTTGAGACTGACTCTACTACCCACTTGGCTGCCTTCTTCTGTTCATCAGACATCCTATCATGGTTCACGTCGAGGTAGGCATTAAGTACCGCTATCATGCTAGAATTGGAGTGCTGACTATTAAAATCTTCGAAGTCTACACACCAGGGTGTCGCCCTCCTCAATACAGCCCTTACTCTAGATGACACGTATGAGGGTCTCGCCTTCGAACCAACTGGAAAATCCGATGGTAGCGTGTCTTCACAGTTAAAGAAAACAAAGTGGGTTAGCACATAACTAGTCATGTCTGATCCATATATGGCCCTCTGCTTGCCCCATTCATACTTCACAGAGGACCATGCATGTAGTTCGGGCCTGCGGTTAAGATAATGTTCTATAGGTACGTCGTCTGCTATATTCAATGCTATAAATTTATTGCGTAGTTCCCTTTCCTTTGGCAGCCCTTCCGTATATTCAGCATATTGACTATGTATTGACCCCGAAGCCGACCACTGCCACCTCGCGCCCCAGTATTTTTTCCAGTCCAGACGCCTATATTTCTCTCTATCTGGGTCATACTTGGAGAATAGTTTCTTCGCCGTCTCGTATACTGTCTTATAAGGTATCTTCGTTAGGCACGGTTCAGTTCTATTCTTTTTCTCTGTTTTCCAGTCTACTTCTCCAGTCACCCTATTTACCAAGACGTCCAATTCAAATACATCTCTCAAGTCCGATGCTACTATGTTCTGGTATGACTTGGCCCTTACCGATATTGACTTTCCGAGCTTGGTGAATTCTTGGACCGAGCTTACCGAAAACAAACCTGCCTTTTCCACTTTCTCTACTGTGGTTTTCGATACGCTGGCACACCACAACATTATGCCTCCCATCATGGTGGTCGTTGAAATATGTTTGAGGGGCCAGGCTTTCTTGGCTCTGTCTTTCTCTTCGTCAGTCAGCACGCTCCACACTTCCTCCGCTGTGAAATGGGTATGGTGTAGAGACGAAATGTCTGCCCTGGGCAACTTCTTCAGTTCACTGTCGGACACTTCTCCTGCTGCCACAGCTTCCCCCGCTCTCCTACTGAATTGTAGGAAGACGTTATCATCTGTACACCAGTCATTGTAATAACCAGTATAGTCCTCGATGAAATGCCTCGACAGCGCGGCTAGTATCTGTTTCGTCACAGGTGCTAGTACTTGGTCCACCTTGTAATATACGTAAGT